ATACAATGAAATTATGAAGGTCATTCCTTCAAGTAAAATAATGGAGAAATAAAATGAGTTGCATTTATAAAGGTGTAGTGATTGATTCAGAACTGTCTGCTAATTCAAAAGGCGGAAGTGAAATGATGAGACAACGATTGATTGATAACATGGACGCGGAAGTACTTGAAAAGGTTGCTATCCATTTATCAAGACCCAGAGAATTATATGATGATGTACCAAATATCTTTTGGTGTCATGATTTATCGGAAGATCCAGAAAATCAAATTTTAAAAGATGAAGGCTGGCAGAAGTTTCATCACTTTGTCTTTGTGACAGCGTGGCAAAGAGATCAGTACATTATGAGGTTCGGTATACCTTATGGTAAATGTTCTGTTATTCATAATGCTGTTGAAGTTAAGTATGACCCAGAAGAAAAAGATATGGAAACAATTCGTTTCGTATATCATACAACTCCTCACCGTGGTTTAGAACTACTTGTACCAATCTTTGCTTCGTTAGCAAAAGAATTCAAAAATATCCATCTTGATGTCTATTCAGGATTTGAAATTTATGGTTGGAAAAATCGAGACGAAGCATATAAACCATTATATGAACAGATTGAGCAACATCCTAATATGACTTATCATGGTGTTAAATCAAATGATGAAGTATTAGTAGCATTAAAGAAATCTCATATTTTCTTATATCCTAATATATGGAAAGAGACATCTTGTATTGCATTACTCGAAGCCATTAAATCTCAAATGATTTGTATTCATCCAAACTATGGTGCTTTACCAGAGACTGGTGCTAATGCAACCATTATGTATGATTGGAATGAAGATATGAATCATCACGCAAATTATGCGTTTTCAGTAGCAAAACAAATTCTAATAGCGATGGAGAACGATCCTAATTACTTTAATGGATTTACCTTCTCTGATAGATTTAATTTGGCAAGAAACAACATACAATCATTTTCCACAATGTGGAACACTCTACTAAGGAATATTGGTGATGCCTACGGACAAGGGTAAAGGTAAATTAATACCGTTTCCCGCTATACATTCTAATCCACCCATTAATGAGGTTAGTGTTGGCGAAAGGATTCGCGAATACAAAGAATCTTATTCGAGTGAACTTGCAGAAATTATTTGGGAAAACGTACTAGGCGAGATGGCGAGAGCAGGATGCGACTTTGAAGAAAACATGGAAGAATACTTTCCATCTATGATATTAATCTTCGAAGCCATTCGTTCTTTACATCTACAAACAATGAACGAAGAACACCAGTTACAGGGGTATGCTGCAAACAATGTTATCGTGGATGCTGAGGAAGATAGTATATCTGGTGGATTGAAAAAGAATTTAGAAGAAACCATTGACATTGATGAAGATGTTTGATATAATATAATCTGTAAATGAAAATAATGGATAAATTATGATATTAGTTGACTATAACCAAGTAATGCTCGCGAGTCTTTTCGCAGGTATTGGCAATCACACAAACATGGAAGTTGATGAGAATCTGCTTCGTCACATGTTCCTCAATTCAATAAGATTCAATCGCAAGAAGTTTTCGAAAGAATACGGCGAAATCGTAATCTGCGCTGATAACACAAATGTATGGAGAAAGGATTACTATCCATACTATAAAGCAAATCGTAAAAAGAACAGAGATGATTCTGAACTCGATTGGCATGCTTTGTTTGATATCATTCACCAAATACGTAGAGAAATTGAAGAGTTCTTTCCTTACAAGGTAGTCTATGTTGATCGTTGTGAAGCTGATGATATTATCGCAACACTCTGTATGGAACATGGTACTGAATTGAATACAGGAGCTGAAAAGATTCTGGTTCTATCTGGTGATAAGGACTTTATTCAATTACAAAGATTCGCAAATGTTGACCAATACAATCCCGTCCTTAAGAAGTGGGTAAGACATGCAAATCCTCAACAATATATAACAGAACACGTTCTTCGTGGTGACACTGGTGATGGTGTACCAAACATATTAAGTCCTGATAATTGTCTTGCTATTGGTGAAAGACAAAAACCAATGACTAAGAAGCGTATTGAATTATACAGTAAAGATCCAAGCGCAATGGACGAAGAAACAAAATTAAGGTTCAATCGTAATAAACAAATGATTGATCTTACAATGATACCTCAGGAGTTTGTTGATAATATTCTTGAGGAATATAATAACCAAGAAGAGGTGGGAAGGTCTCACTTATTCAATTACTTCATTAAACAAAAGCTGAAAAATTTGATTGGTGATATACAGGATTTTTAATATGTTAAGAATAGCAATCTCAGATGTAATTAATGCAGCTGCAGCAAAAAGTGGAAAGGCAAAAGTCGAGCACTTACAAAAACACGACAGCGTACCACTAAGACAAGTACTTCGTTTGATTTACGACAAAGATATTGAGTTCTTAGTACCTGATACGAAACCACCATTCAAAGAGAATGAGCTCGTTGATCTTGAAACTTTATTATATAGAGAAGCAAGACGTTTGAGAATTTTCTTTTTAGGTGGTGGATACGACGCCCTTAATACGAATAGAAGAGAAGCATTGTTTATTCAGTTGCTTGAAGACCTATACATTCCAGATGCAAATATGTTATCAGAGAATATGATTTCGCATACTCCAATTAAAGGACTTACAAAGAAAACGCTAGAATCGGCTTTTCCAACACTATTTACAGATCCACTTAACTTTAAGTAAAAGGAAATGCGCATGCCTCGGCGGAGCAAATCAACCGTTCATTCTGAAGACTGGCAAGATTTTAAGAAACAAGATCAACAACAGAAGAAAAAGAAGAATCAGTCAAGGAAAGACATCCAAAAGCATAAATTATCTAATAAAAGGACTTTTCTTTCATAAAGTTGTTGACATTCATAGTATACTGTTGTATAATGGTACTATAAATTAATAAAGAACAGGAATAATATGGACCACAGAAAAGACAAGCTAATCCTAGTGGATTGCGATGGTGTATTGCTTGATTGGAAATACGCTTTCTACAAGTTTATGAATGAAAACGGTTACACCGTTATTACAGAAGGTCAGTACGATGTTGCTGTTACTTTCGGTATCACAAAAGATGAATCGAGGAAACTGGTGAGACAGTTCAATGAATCAGCAAGAATAGGATTTTTACCAGGACTCAGGGACGCGATTAAATATGTCAAGAAACTCCACTCTGAGGGTTATGTTTTTCATTGTATTACTAGTCTCAGTACTGATTACTATGCCGGCAAGCTAAGAGAACAAAATCTCGAAAGATTGTTTGGTGAAGGAGTATTTGAGAGACTTGTATGTTTAGACTGTGGAGATGATAAAGACGAAGGTCTATTACCTTATAAAGATAGCGGATGTATTTGGGTTGAAGATAAACCTTCTAATGCTCAATGCGGGCTTGATATGGGACTCAGATCTATTCTGATTGAACATGATTTTAATAAAGACTATACCAATAATGATATAGTAAAAGTTAAAAATTGGAAAGAAATCTACGAGTCAATCGTATAAATAGTTATATGAATGTTAGGATAATATATTAGATGCCGAATTACTCATTTAAAAACAAAGACGGATCAGGTGAAATCTTCGATAAGTTTATGAAGATCGCTGAACGCGAAGTCTACTTACAAGACAACCCCCAAATCCAACAAGTCATAACCGGCTCCGCGCCGTTGATTGATAGTGCGCGGTTAGGTCGAGCAAAACCCGACCAAGGTTTTCGTGATATACTTACATCAATGAAACAAAACAAATCATACACTGGAAACAAAATCAACGATTGGAAGTAATTCAATTCTAATTGCTTCTTACATCTGTTGATGCAAAGGAGAGTTTTATGTCAAGAGCACGTCGTATATCATCAAAGGATAAGAAATTGTCGAGAAGGGAAAAAGAAGGTTCAAGAATGGATACTAAATTCAGTATGAATCAGATTCGTCCCTTAACGGATACCCAAGGTGAATTTTTCGATAGTTATAACGCTGGGTATAATATTGCTGCAATTGGTACGGCAGGAACAGGAAAAACAATGTGTGGTCTTTATCTAGGCTTATGTGATATACTAAGTAATGATGATTACCAACAAGTTATTATTGTTCGTTCTGCAGTCCAAACAAGAGAACAAGGTTTTATGCCTGGTACTCTGCAGCAAAAAGAAGCCGTATACGCTTTACCTTATGCTGATATAGTAAATGACTTATTTGGCCGAGGAGACGCATGGAGTATCTTATCTCAAAAGTCTTCCGTCAAATTTATGACATCATCGTTCGTTAGAGGTTTAACGTTTGATAATTCTATTATTATTGTAGATGAATGTCAAAGTATGACTTATCACGAACTCGATAGTATCATTACTCGAGTTGGAGATTCGTCAAGAATCATATTCTGTGGTGATACAGCTCAGGATGATCTTGCTGGAACTAGACACAAACATGACACTTCAGGACTCGAAGATTTTCTCAAGGTCCTATCTCGTATGACCGATTCTTTTAAGGTAGTTCAATTCGGAATTGAAGATATCGTAAGAAGCGGTTTAGTTAAAGAATACATTATAGCAAAGGAGACAACCGTTCTCAAGCCTCGTATGGTGGCTTAAATCGAAAGGGTGGTTGAAAGGCCACCTTTTCTACTCAACTTATTGGAACTTATATTATGAATTTTAAATTTGAACACAATCCCGAGGCACCTGTCCTCGAAAAATTAACTCGAGCATCCGTAGATGGTAAACGTATTTACCAAACTCCGTCTGGTGCTGGTTATCCCTCAGTTACGACTGTCTTAGGTATTCTCGGTAAAGAGGATATACAAAAATGGAGAGATCGTGTTGGTCATGCAGAAGCGAATAAAATTTCAACTCAAGCTGCTCGACGTGGTACTGCCGTTCATAAACTCTGCGAAGATTATTTAGATAACGATCCAGATTTTGCGAAAAAACATATGCCTGCCAATGTTCATCTATTCAACACAATGAAACCTATATTGGATGAACGGATAAATAATATTTGGTACCAGGAGTGTTTCCTCTATTCTAACGAATTACAAACTGCAGGTCAAGTTGACTGTATTTGCGAATGGGATGGAGAACTTGCTGTTGTCGACTTTAAGACATCAAGGAAGCCAAAGAAAGTAGAATGGATTCTAAACTATTATATGCAAGTATCTTTCTACGCAAAAGCATTTGAAGAAATGACTGGTAATAAAGTAAAGAAAGGAGTGATATTCATTGGAGTTGATGGTAATGAACCTCAAGTGTTTGAGTTTGAGCCTGCTGATTACAATGATCATTTTAAAGCTGTAAGGTCAACATATAAAGAGCTCTATGAAAAAGATAAGGTACATAATAACGGATAATAACATGGGTGTGTTTATTGGTACATATAATGGATATGACCTAGGCATGGAGGATGATGGCAGAGTCTATGCAACCTTCGCGGCTAACAACCCTTTCGGTATGACAAATGTTTGCAGTTTTAAAACTGAAAGAACTGCTCGTAATTATATAGCAGATATGTTCCCACCCAAAAAACAAAGACAGCTGTCTACACTGACAGTTGAAACAGAAACAGAATTTCCGACCGTCGTTGATTTAATAAAGTCAGGACACGGCGACCAAACATTTGATATGATAGATGGGTTAGTTGCGGAAGGAAGTCAACTAATACATTAATAGGATATGATTATGAATCACAAAACGCTAAACAAAAATATGGACATGGGCTTTCTCGACATGGATCATGTAGCAAACATGAGAAAAGAATTCTTTATTAATAAGGATTATGAATGGTGGGGTCAAGTAAAAGAAGGTGATGTCGTAGTTGATATTGGTACTTGTGTTGGTATGTTCAGTTGT